AGGTACTCGAATGAGTACCTTAGAAAGCATTTGGGAGTAAAAAGGAGTAAAATCCTCTCAAAACCCTTACGAACTATACAATGATAATTATAATGGCTACGTAATTTTGAGCATAAGTATATAAAATTTAATTAATTTGATTACAAAAATTGGCTATTCTATAGTAAATATATAATCATTTTAACCATTCTAATTTAATTTGGGAGTTTTTTGGGAGTAAAACCAACTTACAATATTAGTAGTTTTTATACAGACAACAAACAAAATATTAATATACGCTAAAAAACGTATCAAAACTATTGACTTAGTACGCTTATTGACGTATAATATGTTTGTAAGGTGAAAGGTGGTTACAACGATGAAATATAATAAAAAACAAATTATGTGCAATGCTTGGATTATTATTAGAAAATGGAATAAAACATTAAAGGTTGCCTTAAAGATGGCTTGGCTAATGGCTAAAAAAGAAAAACAAATAAGGGATTACTATAATATTGCAGAATGTTACAACTTTGAATTTAAATTATGGCAGAATTATGGCAAAACAAGAGCGTATTATACCACTAATGGAATGAGCAAATATTGGAACAACAAAGGTAATTTCGTCGATTTAACTAACATTTAAAATTGAAATATAAAAAAGGAGAGATTTAAAATGAGTAAACTTAAAAATTATAGAGAAAAAAATACTATTTACAGCCAAAGAGATTTAGCGGAATTAGCAGATATTAGCCTTAGAACGTTACAGGACTATGAGCAGGATAGAAAAAGCTTAAATTCTGCATCAACAGCTACTGTATATAAGATTGCAATGGCCTTAGACACTGAGGTAGCTAATATTATTGATCTTGAGGATGTTAGAAATTCTTTTATAACTAATTTAAAAAATATTTTAGTTGAAATTGAAACAAGTCCAAGTTCACACGAAGATTATTTAGAAGATTATGACAGTGAATTAGATTATTATCTAAGTAATGTCATAGACGATGATTATATAAGCTACGTAAAAACAAATTACCCCGTAACCGAAGACGAAGCAATACAACTACAATTAGACGTAATTGATACAATAAAAGATATGTACGAATAAAATAAAAAAAGCCTAGATTATTTTGATCTAGGCTTGAATTTTATGTATTTATTATTTACATGTATATCACGATACCCATTGTTGATAATGCTGTGCGATAACCCCACATACATAAGAACATACTCTACCCGTGTATTCAGCTTATTTCCTTGAATATCTTCAGCGCCTATTTTCAAGTAAACTTTATTCATAGGATACACCATCTTGTAATTCTTTGCTAAACATAATTACATCTTAGTTCCTTTTAAAAGCCAGTTCCATGTATTTTTACCAACAATACCATCTTGGCTTAATCCACGGTTACGTTGGAAAACTTTTACAGCGTTATAAGTTGCTGTTCCAAAAATACCATCTACCCCTAGACTAAAGCCAACACTATTTAATCGTTCTTGAATTAAGCGTGTAACGTTTCCTTTTGCACCTTTTTTAACCGTAGGACAAGCATTTAATGTATTAGGTCCTTTTAATCCATCTACTGTTAAACCTCGCTTGAATTGGTAATTTAATTCTTGTTGTAAACGTGCTACCCATTCATCATAACCGCTTGGTTTGGCAGGTTCAGGAGCAGGTTGTGGTGTTGGAACTTCTGTTGAACTTGTCACTTCGCCTATAATTCCCTTAACAATTGCATTTGCCATAGCATCTAAATTATAGCGGTTTACATCTTCTTGATTATCACAAAAGAATGTTTCGATTAACAACGCTGTGTTTTTAGTATGTTTTAAATAGTACAGATCATTACGCACTTTTACACCCCGATTAGTATATCCCAATTCTGAAATTGAATTAACAATATTCTTTGCGTACTGTTCGGCTTTACCTCCCAATTTATATACTAATACTTCTGTGCCTTTTGCTGACCCATTGTAACAATTTAAGTGAATAGATACATCTAAATCAACTGTATGTGCATTTGCTTTGTTACAAATATCTTTTAATACTTCGGTTGCACTTCCCCCATTTTCGCAAGTACAGTCATAAACAGTATGCCCTAATGCTCTTAATTTAGCAATAACCGCATCTTTAATTTCTCTATCTACAATACTTTCGTTTACAATCCCTACTGCTCCACTTCCTTTTTTACCTGCTGGAGCATGTCCTCCATGAATATTAAATACTGCCATTTTATTTTTCTCCTTAATTTCTATTTTCTAAATTGTTGATACGCAATTCATGTATATCAATTATTTTTTCGTTTCTGCGTTGCTGTTCTACGATAACGTCAAGCCGTTCACTATGTGCATCTAACCGCTTGTCTTGTCGGTTGTTATCTTCGATTATCCTTTCAAGCAGTGTGTTCATACGTGTTATGTTTGAATTTAGCTTAAGCATAGGGGTAACAAAGCTAAAAATTGCTACCCCTCCTGCAATAACAGAGCCTATCATTTCCGCTTCGTTCATAACGCTAATCCTTTTTAGGCTCAGTGTAGTTTAGTGCACGTTCGCTGTCTGCTACTCCGCTTGTAGTAGGATCGTTGATTGCATTCCATACAGATACAACCACCAAAGATAGTACATAAGGGTTAGAAACAGCATTTAAAAGCAGTTTTCCTAACGCTCCCCATGTTGTTAGGTCTTGTGCGGTAAGCCCCGCATAAGCCAAAATAGGCGTTAAAACAGCTAATACAATTTGTGCAATAAACACGGGATTTTTTAATCTGATTTTTAAATTAATTTTGTTCATAAAATTACCTCACTTTATTAATATTAAAAAGGCCTTTCGTCCTTTAAGTTTTTATGCAGTTCTTTTCCACATATAGCAAGTTATATATGGCTGTAAGTTGTTATGCGGTTGGTTTCCACCTGTATTTTTTATAACATCGGTTTGTGTTCCTGCAATCATATAATAACCATATGCCCCACTCAAACTAGATGTAGTAGCAAATTGTTGTCCGAAATCATGTTTATGGCTCGGCATTTCACCGACAGTTAATGTATGTTCTTTTTCTCCGCCCGTTTTTTCAACGGTGTTGAAATCACTATCGCTTGTGTCGACACCAACTGGCACTTGACCTTTGCCCCACGCTACCCATGTTCCGCCGTAAATTGTACTTGGGTTTTCATCGGAAGTGCTGAAAATAATATCACCTACACGATGCATAAGCAAGAATAATTGCTTAGTTAAATCTGTCACCGATGTAAAAGCTCCCATAAGCCTTGTAACATCATCGTTTAACTGCGTGGTTTCGGTTTGTAATTGCGATATATCTTCTTTAATGACGGTTAAATCATTTTGGTTAACTCCTGCGGTTTTGATATGCCATTCTACAAAGCTAGGTTGTAATTCAGTTCCAACCCACGCATCAGTATAAGGATACCAACTCGGCAGAGTAGGCAACGTGATTTGTTCTGTAGTTGGCGTAGCTAGTTCGTACCATACTGTAATAGGGTTAGATTGTAGCCAAGTTTTTAGGTTGTCTACCGTGTTGGTTAGACCTGCTTGTTCCATATAATATCCAACATTGAGATACATAACTTTTTCGTATTGAGTAAAATTGAAGCCGACTCGGTTAATCCCGGAACCATCACTATTTATAACGTCTATTTCATTGTGTGGTAACGAATCACACAACCCTTTTGCGTTAACGTGTGTTATAGCAATATGATACAGCCAATTATTAGCATTTCCAGCGTTTTTTAACCATGTTTCTGAACCGTTAAAAGTTATTTCTCCAACTCGTCTCGTAACAACACCATTTTCTATTGTGTCCTTAACACCGTTCGGCAACGCTCGTAAAGGTTGGTTTAGTTCTACGGTTGTGGTTTCGAAACCCGTGAATGGTTCGTAGTCAACGAATTTTGCACCGTAATTTACCATAATATCGTAGAATTGCACTCCTGTACCGTTGCCACTTGCGAACGCTACGACAATATCATCAGTTTGGCAAGTATAATTATTAATAGCGAAAACTGTATCAAGCGCTGTTGTATTACTAACTACTTTATAAGTTCCGCTACTCTCATATATATACATGTTACCTAATGTAGCCTCTCCCAATGATTTTAATTTAGCAGACACTGAAATTGTTTTACCCTTTAAACCATATAACCTTTGACCGACACCATGAGCAGTAGCGCTATTTACATTACAAGTTAAAACTCCGTTTTCCACCGTATTAGTAGTCTTTTGTTCCTTACTATACCCATCAACATTTACATTACCATTAATGTTAAACAAATTCTTCCCACTCGTCATAAAGTCAATATCATATTTTTGCGTATCCTCGTTGTAATCACCAACAAACTTAGGCTCTTGAGGATATTCGGGGTTAGGACTAGCAATACCGCCCGTGAATGGCTCAAAAGTTCCGTCTCCGTCTTGGTAGAGAATTGGTTTAATAGTTCCTGCTTTGATGGTTTGCCCTGTCGTTCCAGAAAATGATATTCTCAACGATGATGTGCTATCATCTAACATCGCTTGGGTTATTGTTGCGCTGTCAGTAGGGTTAGTTGCATTACTTAGAAGAACCATCTTTCCATTGTTCTCGTAAAACAATTGTACAGCGAAATTTGGCTTAGTAGTCATTTCATTTTTAAAATTTATTTGTCCACTTTTAATTAATCTCAATGTTTCTTCGTGTGAATAAGTATACGAAAACACACAATCACTTGTTAAATTCCCACTACCACTAATAGTAAAACTTCCATCACCGTTGTTAGTTACTGTAGCACCGCCTTGAGATTTAGTAGGCAGTTTACTAGCGTCAAATAATTGAAACCCGTTTGTAGTTACTTGAGAATATGCTCCGTCTATTTCTGCAACGTCAATCCCGTTATTACTTGCTGAACCACCATAACTAATACCTTTATAAGTATAATAGCCAGCATTTACCATTGCTTTAGATGCTAATCCGTCGCCTAAATCAACAATTTCCCCGAATGTTCCATCACCTTTTTTAAATCTTATTTGTACGGGGTCTTCTTGTACGATTTCATAATCTCCCATGTTTCCAATCGCATTATCAATCTGAGTTTGCTGAGATGTTATTTTTTCTTGTTGTGTTTGTGCTGTAGAGATAAGTTCTTCAAGCTGTGCTTTTATTGGATCGAGATTTTCAGCAGACCAGTTATTAAACAGTGTTTCAACAAATGCCTTAACAACCTGTTGCCATTCGCCCTCATCTGGCGGTAATGGACTTAATCCACCAATACTTGCTTGTATACGGTAAATAACGGGCTTTAGAGATACGTTCTCGTCATTGTTGGTTAATGTTACCCCAACCGCTAAAAAGCCGTTACGATACATTATTTCATTAGATATAGCGAACACACCATCACCGTCTACAACAACCGCACCACCAGCACTAATAACGTCGCCGCACTCTATCATTGCACTGTCATATACACCAATATAAATAGTCGGTATATATCCGCTAAAACGTTCATTGTCTTGAATAAATTTAAACTGTATATTATTGCTATACTGTGCTGGGATTTCGGTAGTATCAGCGGCTAAATTAAGATTGTTTTGTGTTATTGTACTAAATATCATTTTGTTCCCCTTTCTAACGCTTTTATACGGTTGTTTTGTTCCTGCACGCATTTAATCAGTGCATTCATAATATTTTGGTAATCTACACCATAATACCCGTCTTTTCCTTTGTGTAGAAAATATTTAGAATAGCTTTTGTTCGTATAATCATTTGCAAGTATACCAATTCTGTTTTTATCACCGTTTAAGTAATCAAATTGTTTTACTTCTAAATCATATACAAAAGAACAATCTATATCTTTTATATTTTTCTTTAATCGTTTGTCTGATTGATTTATTATACTGTGTCCGCGCATATTTAACGTTTTATAGCATGACACTTCGCCATTATCCATAACTAAATAGCCATCAAGCGCAGTATTTGTGTTATCTGTACTTATACCGAGAGATAAATTGTGTCCATATGCGCCCTGCAGCACCGTTCCATCTGCTCCGCTTGACAATTGTCCCACGTATGTCCCTTTATTAGCGTAAGAGTATATAGCCAATCCACCATTATACATTTTCATGCCGATATAATCCGTATCAGGATGATATGTCGCAATGCTTGGTTCGCTTGAATCTAGAATAATTCCGACCGTACTTCCGCTTGACAGAGATGTACTGTCCATTGTCCAACCGCCAAGCATACCTAAATCTGCAATTATTTGTATTCCTTGTAGAATACCAGCGGTAATATAATTAGCATTAAATACGCCGTCTAATGTCCATGCCGTTTCAAAAGGACCATTAATCCCATTTTTCGAAAACCCAATCCCGTTTTGATTTATTCTTAATACTTTTTTTGCTAGTTCTTTATCGGGATTGTCTAGAAAAAAGATTTCACTCGGTAAACCACTGTCATTAAATCCATACTGCATATTTCCGCCCGAACCGCCCGTAATTAAATTGGTCTGTTCTTTCACAATAGCCATAAATCTGTCAGTCTGTATTGTTTCCAACTGTCCTAATTGTCGGTCAGTGCTTGAAACTTGATCAGTGTTTCGTTTTATGACAGTGTCTAAAGTTATTTCGCTATCTTGCGGTTGCAGATATTTAGTTTCTTTTTTCTTAATTGTAAAATTTTCGTCTAATTTATGCGGTACGGATATAACTGGAACACTCATTCCTAAATCCAATGTATCAATCGATACGTCTAGCATCGATAAATCAGTGGCATTTACTTCTATGCTCCACGAAGCTTTTATATTTTCCTGCAAAAAGGCTTCTCCCTTTGTTTTTAGGTTTTCGGGTAATGTAACATCTTCCCACTCGTTCTTACCGTATATATAGCCAAATAGGCTTACGGCAGTTTCATTTACTAAATAATCTTTACCGTCATTCACGCTTTCAATCGTTAGCGGTAACCCCGTTTCTTCATTTTTAACACCTAAAGGTATTAGCGCGGTTATTACATTTTCCGCAGATATACGCTGTGACAAATCTAATATATTTTTTTGAAATTCTATAGTTTGATTTGATGTTGTTCCATACTCTTCCAAGTAATCAAGATATCTTACGTTGTTTTCTTTTCTAACCCTTAAATATCCGCCTAAACGGTTAACTAATTTTTCTTGCATTACTGTTAATGTATTTGAATAATCATTGTCTATACGATATACATTGTCAGTTGTATTGGTAACATTAACAATTCCAAGTGTAAATCGCTTTTGTTCTTCAACTTGTGCGTTATGCTGATTTAAAAGACCTTGAAGATAATCGCGGATAGTTGTATCCTGCGTTGTATTAGGTCTTACTATACTGTCAAGGAAATAAGCTAAAGAACCCTCGCAAGTAAATGTTCTATTGCCCAAAATATCATCATCGGTATACAGCACCCGCCCCTCAAACACAAGGGCATCATTTCTATATAATTCGATTACAGACGTCATTTTTTGCGGTTTATCATAATTAGGATTAAAAGGCGGGAGAGCAAACACCAATGTATTAGTTGTATTAACTTGTTCAGTTAAATCGATTGACATAGCTTTATACATATTTGTCGTACTGTCAAACAATATATCGGCATCGCACATTAATTTTAATTTCAAAGTTTGCTCGCCCCCTCCATGTTCGTTTTTAACGGATCACAAATTATCGATAATGTAACGGTAGCGAAATTCCAATTATCATGCTCATCCGTATCAATAGAAATTCTCCCATTATAATACCACTCACTATCGCTTGCGAAACTGAACGTACCTCTTTGACCGTGCATGAGTTCAAGAACTTTTTGCATTATTTTTTGCCAGCACGGTGTCGATTTCATTAGTTTGCAATTTATAGTTATTGGGCGTTGGCTATATGTAGGACTTCCAAAATATTCTGTATAGTCATAAACAACATTAGAATACGGTATCTCTTGAAAAAAGCTCTTAACCTCGGGGATACCAATAGAATATGATTCAACACACAAATGATAATCGCTTAACAAAAAATCATCATTATTGATTTTAAATCTTACATCTTCTCTCATATTCCGTATCTCCCTTTGCGTGAAGTTATAATTCCCATGTTTTGATCGACTGAGCCCGTTATACTATAGCCTACGACTTTGCCATCTAGATAAATGGGTATAGTAACACCCGCCATTGCTTCGGCTAGTTTTCCATAATCAAGACCCATTTCATTGTTTGTAATAAGATTGGCGCTTAACATACTCTCTATACCTTGTATTCCGCCATATGAGCGTACTTTTTTCGCTTCGGGTGCTGTAAGTACCATTTCACCTTTATCCAGATACGCAGGGAAAAAATCACTTGGTACATAATCCATACCAACTTTTAATCTTGGTATCTTCCCAATGTTAAAACCTTTTCCGCCTACAGCTGGAACCCAATCGGGAATTTTTATTTTATTTAAACCGCTTATAAACGTATTGATTCCGTCTATTATCCAGTTTATCGGGCTTTTGAATATGTTAGCAAAGCCACTTACTATGTTAGAGAATATTTGTTTTATCCCCTCCCATGCTTGACGCCAATTTCCCGAAAATACACCGCTTATAAAGCTTATAATTCCGTTAAATATTCCTTTTATATTGTTTATAATCGATGATATCCAATTACTTAGATTATTCATCGCGTTTTTAGCGCCCTCAACCATAAGATTAAAACCATTAATAAAGAAATCTTTTATTCCATTAACCGTGTTATTAAACGCTGTTGCAATTCCGTTCCATAAATCATTAAACCATGTTGCTAAACCATTCCATGTTTCCTGAAACCATGCAACAATCCCACTAATTAATTCATTCCACCATGTTTGAATACCGTTCCACGTCTCTATAATGGTTGCATCGATTTTAGCGTTTAATTCACTCCACCATGTACCGATACCATTCCACAAATCAACAAACCATTGACCTATACTTTTAATGGCTTCCCATGCATTTGAAAAAGAATCGACTACTTCATTCCATTGTTCGCTAAATATTTCTCCCCATTTAATATTGGAAAACCACTCGTTTACTGCTGTAATAATATCCCCTATAACTTCAAACAATGGACTAGCTACTTTCATTATGGTTCCAAGTATGCTCACCAATGAGTTTAAAATAGGCAATAACGCTTTACCTAATGGTTCAATTAACATTTGTGTGTTTCTTATTAGACTTTGAAACTGTGCCCCTAACCCTTTGCCAGCGTTGTCTTTAACTTTATCCATAGTTCCATTAACATCATTAAACGTGTCACCAACGCTTGATAACGATTCAATAAATTTAGTATTAGCATCCTCTCCCATGGTTCCGAATGCTGTAGCAGATAAAGTCATTTTATCCTGCTCATTAGTCGCATTTTTTATATCTTTTACAATACTGTCTATGACTTCTTTTTGTGTGGCTTTACCATTTTGCCAAGACTTAAATGTATTTTGCGTTTCCTTGCTAAAAGATTTTAGATTGTCTTCGATAGTTCCATCTGCTAACCTTGTTGTTACTTCATTTATAGCATCATTTACTTTATCTAGATTATATGCTCCACCCTCTAAACCATTTTCTAACAACTGAAAATATTCTTCCGCACTATAACCAGCTTGACTAAATTTTCCAGCGTATTCAGATATGTTATCACCTAGTTCGTGAGTCTTATCTAAACCAACTTGTCCACCTTTTGCAATTAAATCTAAGGCTTCTTCGGATGTTATACCAAACTGCTCCATTAATTGGTTAGTACCTCTTAATGTTTCGTCGAAATCCATGTCCATAGTGCTTTCTAGCGTTAACAATCCCTCAGTGACATTTTTCATATCTTTTTGATCGATTTCACCAAGCTGTTGTTTAACTTTCGCCATACTATCAGCAACGTTTTCGAAAGATTCACCATAGTTGCCAGTGTAAATATCTTTCATGGTTTCTTCATATTTGTCTAATTCTTCATTAGCTACGCCTGTTTGCGCTTGAAATTTATTCATTGCCGATTCGACGTCACTGGCTGTGTTTACCGCTGCAGTTCCAATAGCTAATATTCCACCGATAACTCCTGCTTTAGCTAACGTTCCAAAAGACACCCCGATATTACTTGCTATTTCATCCATTGGTGCAGTTATAGTCTCGGCATTTTCTTTAATGCTTTCACCTATTCCACCAAATGCATTTTTGAACGTTTCCTTTAATTTGCTTCCTAATCCGCCACTATCTTTTTCTATTTGGCTGTTGGCTTCTTTATTATCACCAACCATTTTTTGCGATTGTTTTGCAAATTCTTTACTTGTTTCCTTAAAGTCTTTCTTTTGTTCATTTGATGTTTTTTCGCTTGAATTTTCGATTTTTGAACTAACCTTATCTAATTGGCTAGAGACTTGTCCATCATCAACATCAACTTTATAAACTACATCACCATCTGCCATATCATCACTCCTTTTCGGCCATATTTGATAAAGCACTAAATAAATCGCCAAGCGATTGTTGTATTTCTTTTTCTTGTTCCTCTTGACTTAGTTCCAATTTATACTCAGCTTTTTGCTTTAAAAGATTGTTTATATACTCGCCATTTGTTTTGTCTCTTCTAGGAATAGGTCGAGTACGAATATCGATTATCTGCATTATCCGAGTATCCCTTGATAGCCCTTGAAACAATGCGTTAAATTCCCACCAATGCAATTTATTTTTGTATTCAAAAAGGTTTATGCCGTAACATTGCATAAACCCTGCATATATATATTTAGCATCCTGCGTAAAATCAAAAGATTTTTTATTTTCTTTACGCTTGTTTTTATCTTCAAAAAGCACATCGAATACTTTGCTTAAAATAGCTACTACTTCCGTGTAATTATGTTGTGTGAGTTGTTTTTTTACCAATGCCTTATAGCAAAGATAAATTTTTTCTTCATCAGTATAGGCATTGTTATTAAAGACTTCTAAACAAAACAGCACATTATTAAAATAAGGTTTTATTTTATATTTCCTATTTTTGTATCTAATCTCTTTTGGCAAACTCTTATAAAGTATCATTTTGTCAACTCTTTAAGTGCTTGTTTGTTTCGTTTAGTGTGTTCTTTTATAACTTTATCAAACTGAGGTTTAATCACCCCTGCAATAAATGGCAAAATGTCTTGAATTAGTTCAATATAATTACAGTTATAAAAATCTATTAATTTTTTTGCATCGTTTTCCCCAAAAACAACACCCATTATTGAAATAACCGCATTCCCCATTTGCGTATAGTCTAATTTGCCTTGTTGAACATTAATATTCATAACCTCAAGATTGCGCCAGTTCTTTGTGAATTCATTAAGCTGTTTATCAAGGGTAATTTCAACATCAAGCGTAAGTTTTTCACCATTATCATTTTCGACTTCAAGTTGTTCTTTAAATTTTTTATCTCTTTTGATTTTATACATGATTCATCCTCCTAATATATATAAAAAGTAGGGGTTATCCCCCTACTGGCGTACTTTTTAACGTTGGTGTTCCATTAAATGCCAAATCAAAACTGATTTGTGACGGGTCTGTAGCATTTCCGTTAATCTCTACAATGTTTTGAATTGTTACATTGCATGTAATTGTTTGCGTATTTGCTCCCGTTGCATCTAATTGCGAAATTTGTAATTGTGTTTCTCTTTTTTTCATTAAAGAGTATTTAACACCAAAGATATACTCTTGTGCTGCATCACCTTTAACTCTGCGCCCAGTAATTGTCAATGATGGTGCCATTCCTGTAACATAGTTATTCGCAAATCCTTTACCGCACATAAAAAAGAACTGTTGTACTTGTTCATTTAATGATTCGCTAAAGTTTTCGATACCTGCACATAATGGAGACCATGTCGCTGTTGTATCGGGTGTAGTGTCAATCGCAACCGTATAATTATAAACTGGTTCTACTTGTACCTGTGCTTTGAAATCTCCGTCAGCCATTTTATTTCCTCCTATTTAATATAATATTTAATTAAAAGGCTTGATCCGTAAATCCATTGACCGTTTTCCTCTACCCCTATCAATTCTGGGCTTGAGGATGTTTGTATATCAATGATTTGCGTATGTTCGCCTAATTCAATTTGATTGCTTTTTAATTTGCTTAAAAAGTAGTGCAGTTGGTTTAGTGTACTGCATATTTCCTCTTGATCTTTATTTTTTCCGTTAAGCCTTACGTTCATATGATTATAACTGTCTTTGCACATATATATTTCTTGCGGATTTGACCGCCATAGAAGCGCCAAACTATTGTCGGGTATATTTGTACCAAAAACTAAACTTCCTTGATACTGTGCCTTAATAAGAGCCGTTAGAATGTTTATAATCTCGATGTCCATTATTTCATCCCCTCTTTAAATGCTTGTTGAGCAACTTTCTGCCAATCCTTGTTATGGTCTGTTTTAGCTGCATCACACCACTCATGAGTGGCTTTAGCGCTTTTATCTTTAGAAAAATTATAGTCTATACCATTCCATAATTTTTTAGCATATGGCTGGGTATATGTAATTGTTCCGTTTTTAGAATCAATTCGCGCCGTATCTATAAGGTTTTTTTTATCACGAGGGGTATATTCTTCACTGTCCTGATAAACTTGTTCTGTTAACACCGCTCTAGCATTATCGGCACCGCTCGTAATTCTTTTTAGAACTCTTCGTTTATTTAATGTAACTTTAACGCTCACTAAACTAACCCAAGTTCATAATGATGCGGTTTGCCAGTATCATCGGGTACTAAATCGCAAGTTTGAACAGTATATGTCTGTTCTTGATAAAGAATACTCATTCTAGCGCCGTTTCCAAGTGATTGGTTATTTAATACCCATAAGTTCAAATTCGGCTTAGACAACCTACAATCGTAATATAATATTGAGCGAAGAACGACCTCAGTGTTATCTGTTGTTCTTCGTACTTCGTTTGTGTTTTGCATATGTACAAATTTTAAATCATAAGACTGCATAACGGGCTTTTGCCATTCGTTTATACTGGTAATTACTTTTAATGTGGCTATATCGGCCAGAATACGTTTAGGGATGGGTCTGAGAATACTCCAACACTCCTATTTAACAGCCCAGTTTGTTCAAGCAGACTTACCGCTTCGGGGCTTAATGAATTGTAATTTCTTCCTGCGCTTTCTTTTGACTGATAAGTGCTGTCCACACTTACTTTGCCAACCGTAAAGCCTTGCCCAGCCACACCAGTATAGGCTACTTCTAAACCGTAATAGCCATAGTACGCACATTGAGCCATGCACGCACGTTTAAACAATTCTTGAATAAAAGGTGCTAAAGAGTTTAAACCCTCTTCAGCGACCTTAAAACGGGTTATTTCATCAATTTTAGAACATGCTGGATTAACGAGACTGTTGAACGTTTCTTCATCCATCAAATCACTGCCGTAAAATTGTGTAAAATCAGCATATTTTATATATGCCATACAATCACCCCTTATCCGCCGTTTTTAACGATCGTAGCATTACCACTTGAAACCGCGAAAGCTCCATTCGCTTTAGTTGTATTAACTAATGCAACAGTGATATTCGTTTCTGATCCTGCGACTGTTACTACGCCATCAGCTGGTAAATCAGTCCATCCGCTAGATAAATCTTGTCCGTATGTAGGTGTTGAAGCGCTAGAAGCTACTTTATACACTAATTTTTGTCCAAGAATTGGTTTAGCAGTAACTGCTACATTTGTTTGATTAGTTTCAGCTCCAGCAGTTGACGTAACTTCAAATGTTCCAAGAGTTGGTGTAGTGATATTTGCTAAGATACCTACTCTACGTTTATCTAATGCAAATACATCGTAGTAGTATCTTTCGTAATATAGCCATTTCCCTTTAGATTGTGCAGTTGGTGCGCTCATCATAGCTACTTCATATACTACTGGAGCAATCATTGCCATAGGGTCTACTAACAACATATTAATAGTTTTTGCGCCAGATTCAACTTTCCATCCTACTGTAAAGTCAAACGCTGTTTGCATAATATCTTTTGGTACTTCTCGAATTAATACTCCGTCTAATTTCCCGACATTTCGGTCTACATTTCTAATTCCAGTACCTGCATCGATAAAACGTGTAATTCCCGCTGCTTCTTTTAAAAGTTTATACGCATCTGGTGTCATATACGCTACCAATCTATCACGGTTGATACGTTGGTTAACCATATACGCTAAATATCCATCCCATGTTTCTAAAATAGTATCTTTATCTAACACAGTTGTATCTACTGTACCGAAAGATTGTGCATATGATGACAATTTAGAAGCCATGTATGCATCCATTTCTGGCACTTTTTGGAATTGGTTAAACGTTTCTGTTACATTGGCAATAGTAGCCACTTGATTTGTTTCCTTGATGTCCATTGGATCAACTAATGTATCCCATTCTCTGTCCATCATCATTGTAACGGGTTGCATTTCAGTATTGAAATTACGATTAAATTTACCGTCGATACTGTCACGGTTAACTGCTTTAGCCCCCGAAACTGTCATCGATGGAATCATTACTGTTTTCCCGTTTACTGGTTTATATTTTTCATTGTTTGGCCCTGCCCATAACTCTGGAAAATATGATAAATAAGGATAAGCGTTGGCTAGTGTTCTAGCGTAGTCAACTGCATAATTTAAAGGTGTTTGCACAAAATCTGCCATATATTAATTCCTCCTACTTTTCTTTTGGCATAAAACTCCAAAAATCCCCAAACGTTTGTGCTTCTTTGCCACTTGGCATAGTGCCTTTTGGCTGTGCTCCAAATTGAGGTTTTGGCTCTTCTTGTTGTTCGACATTGAACATATCGGCATATTCCTCTTTAAAAGCCGTAAGCTGTTCATCAATGTCTTTTTCTTTGTCTAATCTTTCCAAGAGCATTTCCGCGTACTTGTCGCTTTTAACTCCTTTATCCGTTAATGTTCGGATAGTGTCTTTCTTTTCGTACTCTTGTACTTTTCCTAATAAATCTTTGTAATCTTGACTTTCTTTGTAGTCTTTAGGTGTGTTTTTCATAGCTTCATTGACCGCTTCTTGCTTAAGTTCTTCCAAATCTTCTTTAGAAACCATGTCAGCAGTGCTAGCTCCATACATAGACATAATGCTTTCTAATAATTCATTGGCTTTATCTTCACTTACTCCAGCCTTAACAATTTCACTACGTACACTTTTTCTTGTTAGTTTTGGCATTATTCTTCCTCCTGCGTTTAAACTAATAAATAACGTGTGCCTACATTTAACGGATGCAGACGTAACCGAAAGCCTACATTTAACGCCGATAGACGAGGGCAAAATAAAAGGACGTATAAAACGTCCTAAAATATAAAAAGCACTCTTAGATGCTAATTATTTAATCATCATCAATATCAACTGCCGCTGTGTTCTTCATACCGCCTAGATATTGACCCATTTTGTAATCTGCTTCTTTACGCAAATAATAAATATATTCATCAATCTTATTTTGAACATCAACGGGTAAACCGTCTTTAGCAGTTGTCATTTTTTCAACAATATTAATGAAATTATCTTTTGCAAGAATGATTGTATCTTCACATTCTCTGTTCTCAACGCCAAGTAAATCGTTTGTGTAAGCTAAAACCGCGTCTTTAATAGACGGTTCAGCAAACCCTAACGGAATACCTCGTTCAATTAAATCATCCGTCATTTCACCGATTTCGTTGTACCATTCACCCAATAATGGATGTATAACAAAAAAACTCTTGCCTACTAAATTATGATGCAGAGTTCCTAAATTTTGATATACGATTTTTAAATATGATGTTAAATCTTGATATGGATTCATTATTTAGCTCCTTTTCTTCTTGTAGATGGCTTCTTAGGTACTTTTACTTCTTTTTGCTGTAAAAAATCACGGTATTCTTGCACTCCCAATTTTAAACCGCATTTAAGGCATGTTACTCCATCTTTATAGCCCATAAATTCATGTTTGCAATCCATTGTTTACCCTCCTGTTTTTTTATCATTATTTAACGATTTGTTCGCGATCATATCGTCGTGTTCGACCTGTTTCATTTATAAACTGTCTCATTTTAGCTTGTCTTTGACTTGTTACAGTTTTTTGCTTATCAGCTTCATCTCTTAAGCCCGCTTTTCTATACATTTCCTCTTGCGTCTTTGATGCGCGGATTTCGCGTTCAATAGCACGCTGCCGTTGGCTTTCTTCATATATACGTTTATTTTCTCTTTCCTGCTCCTTTGATAAAGGCTTAACGTTATTAATCGATTGTTTAGGTATAAACGGATACAGTTGATGCCCGCAGTTAATACCAAGCAATCCATCTGCCTGCCCGTAACTTGTACTTGACAAAGCTATAAAACTTACTTTTTTTCCGTTCGCATCGGTTGTTGTTCCTTTTCTGTTGTTTTTTGAAACTATCTTCCCTTGCCACGGAGCGCATTTGGGTCTTGCACCGCTATGCTTAGAAACAATAAATAAATCGTTCCCATAATCTTCATTTCTTTTTACAACCGTATCTATACTCAAGTTGTGAACATTTGTTCGTACATACATATTCGCATAGGCTTCGGCCGTCCATTTTCTTCCTGCTTTATCTATAAATGCTGGTATATTTTCTTTAGCTATTTGCCTTATTGCACTTGCAACAGCATTTTGCATTGTTTCTCTATGCATTATCTTTTTTGTGGCTTCGTCTAATATCTCATTTCTTCTTGTATTATATGCAGAAACAACATTATTTACTGCTTTATTAAACGATTGCAATATCATACTTTGCATGGTATTACCCATTGTATTAAATGTTATTAAGAAATCTTCTTTCATATTTTTCTTAAGTTCATTGATGCTTAAGCTAGCTGTATAAGCGGTTGTTTTCTTTAACAGACCGTTTTTAGATGCTTCTTGTAATTTTGGTTCTATATCCTCCAAAGTTTTATCTATAACGGTATTTAACGTGTTATTAGTAGTGCTTAGATATCCGCCACTGCTTATAATACTTTGCGTATGTTTTAACAATAAATTAATTTCTTGGATCCTTTTTTGTTGCCAAACCTCAATCGGCTCGTCAATATCTTTACCAATGTACTCAGCCATCATTATTAGAATCTGATTAGTTATACCGCTATACATTTCCTCAAACGGTTCACTTATTTCTAATATTTGTTGGCGCGTTATCATTGCCACTATTCTTCACCGCCAAGAGCGAAATCATCAACGGCTATTGTATTTATTTGATTTTCTTTTTTTATTTTTTCTATTTCTTTAAGTGCTTCTTCTCTCGTCATTCCTAGCACCTTTTCCATATAAGTTAATTTAGACATTAAACCGTTATTTACTAATACAATTCCCTCATTAACGTTTGTTTGTCGGTCTTGTAAGATTGAATCATCAAAGATTACTTTAATCTCTAAATCATCATTAGCCATATTTCCAACACGTTGCCCTTTATACTCAATGTCGTATAAATCCGCAACATTAACTATTCCTTTGATCATTTTTTCAATTGCTTCTTTTATTTGTAATTGATGTGATTTTATAGTTTTATATGTTTTGGAATTCTCTGAGATTACCTCAGTTGCGGTTTTTAGCCCTTGTGATTTATCAAATGTAAACGTTCCTGCACTAAAACCCAGTTGTAAACATAAGGTGCTTAAAAAAGCATTAATTGCGCTTATGTGTTCTTCTACTCTCAACTCAACAGAATTATCATGTATTTTTAATTGTTCTTGGTCTTCTGTTGCTAATGCTTCGTACACTTCATCATTTGCATCGAAGTATCTTTTTCTTTCGCCAGTTTCAGGGTCAACCACCATTCTAACAGCACTCGCTGGGACAATTATTCTCTTCTTTCCTAACACAAACTCGCGTACGAAACTGTCATAGCAAACATCTAATGCGTGTAATGTTGCTAATGCATTAGCATAAATACTTACTCCTAATGGGCTGTTATCGTCAATGTTGTTCGCAATAGCTGTTCTGTAATAGTAAAATAGACTATCCTCTACATGTTCAATCGAAGTTGATTCATTCAAAAATGGATATATTGTTTGCAGTGGATATCTAAAGCCTAAAATATCCTGCGGTTCAACTTCACCGCTAGCATTTTTAATATTTTTAATTTCACTTCTAAATAATTCATTTTCAACTACATATGTAGTTCCATTCCATTTATGCCACTCTAACCGTGTGTAATAATACCCGTTCTTTGCTTCTCGGCTTATAAATACTCCCTCTGTAACCTTGGCGTTTGTCCATGCAGTTGGCACGAACTGATCTGCCATAGCATAGCCAATTTCAATATGCTCGCTTCCTAGTACTGGTTTACCGTCTAAATGATCTGCTTCCGCCCAAACTTTTAGTGCTCCGCCCCCAAGTGCTAAAGACTGCTCGATATGTTCCTGCATCTTTGTAAAAAAGGCATTATCTTTTAAAACTTTTTGGATATAATCGTCTAAAGGATCTGTTTCATTTTCTCCGAGTTCTTTTCCCGAAGAAACATGTACTTCGCATTGCTCGCTCCATATTAATCCAGCCAGTTCCGCACACACTGCTTTAGCAATTCCCATTGTTTCTATATTTCTTTTTCGCATAGGGTCTTTTAACGTAGGTGACAACACTCGATGCCACGGTTTATAAAAGCCTTTATAAATATACTTCCATGGAAAGATACCAAAATAATAAAACTGGTTAAACGCAGGAACACCGCCCAATTCAAATACATCTTTAATAGGTTCTCTCATTCCACTGTCTGCCATAAATTTCGTAGCCACCTCTTTTACTTTCTTTTTTATCTTTTTAAACATCTGCACGCCTCCTACCATATATCGATAATTTGGTTCATATACGGCTCTACCGCATATTCTTGCGCATCCAAACTATCTATGTTATATGTTCCATCATCCAGCCTAACATCCTTTGTAACGTATTTAGCATCCCATACAGCAGTTTGAAATGCTTCTAAGGTGTATTTACATTCGCGCATAATTTTATGTTTGCCTATGCCATGTAAACGACAAAAAAAGCGTATGCGGTTGTTTATTTCACCTTTCCTTGCATTATGTATGCTTAGCCCTATTCCCTCTTTTGCTACTGCGACTTTCAACCCTCTTATAAGAGTTTGCTCAGCGCTATCACAGTAAGCGTCTGTTACAATAAAAAATCGTTTGCACTCTTTTACAAACGTCACAAAATCTTCTTCTAATTCTTTAGGCGTCATAATGCCTTTACGGTAGTACTCTTTCAAAGTTATTACCTCGTTCATTCCCGAAGTATATCCCGTTAAATTAAATGTGGTTGCCGAACCGTTACCGCCAAAATCTACTCCAATAGTAGCAAACATGATAGGCGGTGCTTCATCGATAACATAATCTTGTGGTCTATCTGCTATTTGCGTATATATTACACCCTCGGCTGATTTCCATAATCCTAAGATATAACGATCATAGTATACCGTTCCAGCATATTCCTGCTTTAGATTAGCCACAAACGATGGGTCAAGTGTCGGGTTATCGTCTATTGTGTAAGATTGACAGTATATATCTGCATCACTTTCTAGAAACTTTTTAAGCCAGTGGTGCGGACTTTCGGGATTTAAGGTTCCGTCGAACTTGCTATACGGCTTATCTAAACGCGATTTAAGCATTGTGAATACTTCTTCGTGCCATGTCGCAACCTCGTCACCATAGCAGTATTTAATACTTGCCCCTCTTATTCTGTTTACTTGGTTAATCTTATCCGCTCCTAAGCAATATACTTTCTCCCCGAACATATTCGCGGTATTATCGCTTCTAATATTGCCGACTAACTGTTCTCCATATATATTTTGCAAAGGCTCTATTACGTTCCTTTGGAGTGTGCCCTTTGTATTTCCTAAAATAACAACCAATCCATCTTTTCCAGCAACTTGCCTTATTCGTTTTGGAATAACAAAGTAATCTAAGTAGGTTTTACCGCTACGTGTCGCTCCTTGCTTTATATTCCAACGATGATTAGCGTTATCTAAAAACTCACGCTGTTTTTGTGTAAATGCCATTAAATGACACCGCCTATTTTTTCCAATACTTTGTCTAATTTCTCTAACGATTGATCTGTTTGTACTGTTGGTGTGAATTTATCTATTATAATCCCGATTGATGTTGCTAATGCCTGCACACTTGATTTTTTTAGTTTCTCTGGTTCCATCATTGACGCTAACGCCATGTCAATGAATTCCATTGCATCTTGTTTTTTATTATCTAGGTATTCAAGCATATCTTTGGTGTTTTGCTCTTTTTTCTCTTGCGCTTTTTGAAGAATATCCGTGCGATTGCATAATCTCCTAACAGTATCTTTAGATACCTTGTTTTTTCTTGCTACTTCCGAATAGTTTCCGCACCCTACATAATCGGCTATTATTTTCTTTTTCTTCGCATCTGTTAAGTGTTTTGCCATTCTTCAAGCACCTCCAATATATATCTATTATGTTGTCTAATTCTTCATCATCGTCCATTTTCATGCCCCCTTATGTTATTTAAGACGATACTATAGGGAGAGTAATAATATCGTCTTAGATAACAAAAAAGCAGTCATTTGACCGCTTTATAAAAATGAAAGGAGTTTAGAAATATAACTAAAAATATGTCGCCGTGTGGATTAACCAATTTCCCACAATACAATAATAACATATAAATAGCCTATTTTAGTCTCAGTTTAGTCTCAATAGATTTCTTTATCATAATCATCAATCGTCATTATCGGGCTTAAACATAACAACATATTAAGCTTAATGTATACATCATCGAGAATTCGATAAAACGTTGCTCGCGAATACCCGCGTTTAGATGCTAAAGCTTCCCTTAAATCTGAATTATCTGGGTTATTAGAAAATATAATGCACACTTCTTTTTCTTCTTCGTTTAAAACAGTTATCGCACGTTCCAGCGAATTAATAAGAAAATTATAATTGCTTATAAGAATATCGTATTGATCGCATTGTTCTATTATCTTTTGCATTTTGGCAATAACGCTACTGTGGTTCCCACCTGGCATATTATCACTTCCAATAGGAATAGCACGTTTCATGTCCATTAGTTCGTCTCTAGTTTCTTCCAAGAGCTGAACAGTGCGTTTCCATTTCTTCCAATTTTGTAGATAATACTTGCTTTCTTTCATTATGCTATGTCCTTTCTTATTAAATATCTGTTTTCAAGGAGTTTATTTGAGTATGTTGCCTTTTTTATATGTTCTAAAGTATATTTATCTTCAAAAAACTCTTCTTTAATATCTCGTAGGAAACCAATATAAATTAATTTTCCTCTTCTTATATCGTGGACCCCGTATTTTTTAAGTTTTCTATATCCATAATCTTCGAAGCCAAGTTCTTTTATAAAGTTTTCATAACTTTTAAATAAACCGCATATGTAATCTAAGTCACCTCCCTCACTGTAAAATGTACCGTCTCTAGGCACACAACCGTATTTATCTACATAAGTATTTACAATCTCTATATTATTTTTTAATTTATCCGTTATTATCATTTTTCGACCTCTTTCCTTGTGGATCTTCTCCTATTACATATCCTCTAAGTTTAGGTTTAATTATTCCTGCTCGTACCTTGGTACAATGTTGTATAAATGTTTTCGATGATTTCTTTCCCATGTATGCAGCACATTCCTTAGAACTTCCAACACATACGGGAAAGTCGTTTTCATCGTATATTGCATATAACTTACTCATTTTTTAGCTCTCTGGATTAGCGCGTTGCACTGGAAAGAAACGGTTTTCTTCGAAAAATGTTCTTGTACTTTCTCTATAACCGTAATTACCACGCATAAGAATCAAAATAACATTATCCGGTTCAAAACAATCTTCATCTAATTGAACGCATTCTTTAATCAAATCATCCCAAACCCACATATTAGGCTTTAAATCTTCGAACTTATATGGTTTAGGATTATAGACATCGCTCAATTCACAATCTAATGAATGAATTGTTCTTTCTAGTTCATCATTCGAATCACTTAATTCTTTTGCTTTATCGATAACTCTTTTTAATTGCTCATCAGCAACGCCCCGATTATGATATAGCATCTTAATGTAGTCTATTAATTCTTCCTTAGTTTGATTTTTTAAAGTGCTAGCACTATGCAACTTAAAATGTTCATATTCTCCTGTATTTTCTTTTGGGTCAAAATGTTCATCAATCAACTCCTTTAAAACATCATAACTATACCACTGAGTTTCTATATCAACTTGACTATGCATATTCTCTAATGCTCTTTTACATTCTTCTTTACTCAACATTTTCTTTCACCTCTTCATTAATAAGTGAGTAGTCAATATCATGTGTTTCTTCAAATTCAAATGTTTTGTTATCATCAACAAATAATACTTTAAAACCTTCATCAGATAATTCTTCAATCAATGTTTGGTAATCATTGTATGAATTTTCATATTTATCTAAAATACAATCAAATTCATATAATCTGCCTTCTGGAACAACTACATTTATAAATACATTTCTTCTATATTTTTCTGTAATTTGCAGTCTTAATTTATTTTCCATCAAATCCACCCCAGTTCTTTACATTGTTGATTAATTGCTTTCAATGTAGCTACGTCTATGCCATAATCACCTACCGTAATTTCTTTATTTGGGCTAAAAATAAGGTAGTTTATTTCACTTATTTCACAAAGAATCATATTGTTACTTTTAAAATATGCATATCCTAATTCCTCAAACATTTCTTTAGCGGTCATTTTCATCACTCCAATCTATCCTTTGCCCGCAATGAGAACAACACTTAAATCTTTTATTATATTCAAAATCGTATATAGCACTTTCACCACAATTAGGACATACGCACAGCCGTTCATTTATACGACCATATTCATCATAAATGGTTTTTGTATCTTCATCTTCCCATGTTTTATTTAAACTTGGAATTCTAGGCGTTGCTTTATCAACCAATTCTTTTATCAAGGCAAAATTTTTATCATACTTTTTACAATACTCATCATTTGCAAATCTTAGAGGGATGCGATACGGTAATACTCTAAAAAACTTTAGTGCTTCCTGATATTTTAAATTACTCATACTTCTGCCTCCTCATAAGTCTTAAGAAAAATATCGGGTTTGCAAGGGTATAATTCTCCTTGCACTCCTTTTATTATGTAATCACCATAACCAGCTTTCATTGTTCCCTCTAAGGTTTTTATATCACATGTGCCATCTGCGTAAATTATGATTGTATTGTCTTTCACTTTATCCATAAACCAATCAGGCATATAAATATCAATCATATATCTACATGCTTCCACAACTACAGGTTTCTTTCTATATTTAGGCATTGTTTTCTCTCCTTTCATGCGTACCCGCACGTTTTTCCAATCAAATACACTTCTTGTCCACCATAATTGTTATATCGATAAATTTCACCGTGTAACGGACTCTCGACAATAATTAAATAATGTCCGTCTTTATTTAAACCGTCTAACACCTCTTCTAAAGAAAAATACGGTTTATCCAAAAGTAATTCATTATTTTTAATTACCTCATCATTAAATTGATCAATAACTAATAAATTTTCCATTCCAAGCGGACTAATTAATATGTCCGCTGGATTAACTTTCTTATTTGTCATCTTTTATTCCTCTATTCCAAAATAATATTTTTTAATATCTTCTTCGCCAAAACATGATATTAATTCTTCTAATACTTCTCTACTTTCAAAAAATAAAATTGTTTCTTGAACCCCCAAATACAAATCAACCTCAACACAATTGTCGCTATGGTCGTAATAAAGATAATATTTATCTTGATTGCCATCTTTCCAATTTGGCTCAAAGTTTTTAGATTCCTCTTTAAATGCTTTTTGAATTTCTAAATATCGTTTGCATTCTTTTTTGGTTTTAAAAATTCTTAAAAAGTCTTTGCGGTAATTATCAGCCATACTATCATACCAACAATCGCCAAAAACATTGCCCACTGAATCAACAAACCAATATTGCTCTCCAAGTCTTGGAAACTCATCATCTTCAATTTCCACTTCTTTTAATTCCTTCAATTCTTTTTCTAGTTTTGCTATTCTTTCTTCATATTCTTTTCTATTCATCTTGCGTCACCTCAGCCATTTCAAAATTATATTTTCCCCCACCATAATTGCGTTCTATTTCTAATAATTCATCATTGATTATCTTTCGATACATATTTAATCTTGATTTACGTGTTTCCCGTGATACTTTTCCGTTTACTTCATAATTATCACTTCTTTGTAATTCGTCTTTAAATTTATCAAACATGCGTTGGGCTATTGCAATATTAATTAGAAATTCATTTTTAATATGTACTTTATTCATTTTCAATAACCTCGCATTTTAATAGTTCTTCAATTAACATAGGAGATTCATCCTCCCATGTAACAAATTTAAACAATTTAGCAAACACGGGTGTATTTCCGTCAATGCAATGCCAAATAAGTTCGCCTTTCCATGGTTTATTTGAATACAAATACAAGTTGTTATTTTTATCTCTTGCAATAAAGTTGTATCCATTTTCCTTAGCAAACTTTAAATATTCATACTCAAATTGAGTAAGTTTAATCGGTTCTTTATATTCTTCTTTATATTCTTCTAATAATTCCAATAATGATAATCTCAAGCATTCTGAGCAATCCAAATCACTTTCTCTATAACAGTCAGCACTGTAATTCTGATTTGCTGCAATCCGAGATAAATAACAATTAAGATCCTCGCCACATTTCTCAGTATCAAAATTTTTAATCTTTTCTTTAATCTTTTCTATCTTTAACATTTCTAAATACCTCTTTTACTATATTCGTTTTCTATCTTAGCAAGTTAGCATCTAAATCTAACCTTTTTCGTGTTCCTAAAACTACGTAGCCATCTTTGCAATATTCGCTATCATCAATTACACAAGTTACCTCTGCATGGAAAAATCTCATGGTATAATCGCGGTCAAATTCTTCTAGGCGTAAAATATCGCCAACTTGAAAATCACGATCATTTTTCCTAACTTCAAAATCTTTTATGCCTTTCAACTGCATTTCAAAATACTTTGGTTTTGTTTTTAATGTTTTAACTTTCATTTATATTTCCTCTTTGTCTAAGTCGAACAATGTTGGCTGCTTTATGATTTCAGCACGTTCATAAGATTAAAGTGCTTCAAACAGGCTTTTGAATATATGTGCTATTACATCAACAGTCCATCCGTTCCCAATGGCTGTATAACGCCTACTATCAGCTACACAATCTGTATAGTAATCAGGCAAAGTTTGCAATCTTTCATATTCAAGTGGTGTTAATTTTCTAACTCTATTATCCTGATATATTTTCTTTACTAAGTTACCTCCGTTACCATCACAAAGTAATGTATTGCATTTATGGTTCAATCCATATACCTCTTTCGCCTGTCTATGACTATTCAAGTGAATGGTAGCTTTTACTTTAACATCGCCATCATGAACTGTTATTGGATATTTCGTATACCAATATTTATCTGGCACTTCATTCGATGGAATGACAATATCCTTTAGTACAATTCCTTTATCTTCTGGCTGTTCGATATTTGGTATGTTCGTCCAATATAAACGCTTTCGTTCTGCTGCACATACAAGAGCTGAGTTAATCATTATTGGCTCTACGCCTAGTTCTTCTGATATCACATCTACCCACTTCTTTTCCATACTTGCAACATTTTCAAGTAGAAAATATTTAGGTTTTACTTCTTTTAAAGCCTTGACATAGTAGTAAAATAAACTACTTTTTTCTCCATCAAGTCCTTTTACTTCACCACGATCATATTTATAATTGCTTAGATCCTGACATGGGCTGCCGCCTATCAATAAATCAAAATCTTTGTACTTTGTAAAATCTTCTTTTGTTACATCGCCACATTGTTCTATTTGCGGATAATTCTTTTTACTTATTTTGATTGCATTTGGTTCGATCTCATATGCTACATATCTACCAACAGGAATTCCAGCTCGTTTCAGTGCTATCATTCCACAACTAATGCCATCAAATAAACTTAATACTCTTAATACCTTCATCTATTTAATCAAAGGAAACCATGGTTTTATGTGCGCACAACCATTTCCTTTCTTTAATTTTAAATTCTTATAATACTCTATAAATAATTCTTATAATATCGTCTAAACCACTCGACCTGAGTGTGAGTTTCTAAATATTTAGCTTGTGCTACACGTTTTAGTCTTATCCTAGTTTCTATACTCCTATGAGCAGAATATGGCGCTATGCGATGGCAATTAGCACATAGCCATACTTTTAGCCCATCTTCTTCACATTTCTTCCTATCACTCCCATTCAAGCAATGGTGATCTTCTAAATTTAAAGTTGTACCGCATAAGTAACATACATTTTTATCTTGTATTATTGTTTTCAATCAGTTGCACCTCTATTCTCGGGTATTCTTTATCAACTTTTACATCATGCCGCAATTGATTTATATACTTTTGGCTATCGTCAATTATTATCCCTTGTTTAACTAATGCGTCTTGAATAAATTTTGTTGCGAAAGTTATGTTATCTACATCACGACGTTTATTTTTTTCATACCATGTAATCCTTAGTTTGATAGGATATTTTTTTATTTTCTGTAGCTGATATCTCTTTATGGCTTCTATTACGATAGATTCGTTTTTAAGCTTCATTTGACTGCCTTTGTAACGGTTAGACCGATTGGCGCTTGTATATTCGTTAAGTCCATCTAAGCGCCCATAGATAATAAATTCAGCCATATATGCCACCCTCTAACGTTGGTATATTTAATTCATTACACCAGCTTATCGCAGTATCAATTAATTTATTCATTTCTTCGGTTGTAAATGTAGACGAGCCGTAATAGCATTGAAAATATGCATAATCTTTATTTGTATCATCGTATTTAAGAAGCTTAACAACTCTAAAACATTTTTTAAGATCATTCTCAGCTATCGCCAATACTTTTAAGACTTCATATTTTGCTTTAGTTTCATTAAGCAGTTTTATATACACGTCCATGTCGTCCTCTTCCATTTTCAAAGCCAGTTCACGAATAAGTGTCCATAAATACGCATTTTGATTTAACGACCTTTTAGACCTAGGTTTTTTTATTTCAAGTGAATACAACTCTTTTTCTAATTCCTCGGTGTTAGCTTTAGAGTTGTAATCACTTATTGCAAAAGTTATTTCTAAATTGCCCGTATCGGGGTTGATTACTCGATGATGATATCTGGCTAAAAGTTTCATCATTAAAACTGTAGATCATCTTCCATAATGTCATAGGTGTTAAATGAGTTATCAAACTCTTTTTCTAGGTTTATTTTGAAATCATCAAAACGTGGGTCTTTGACATCATATTTACTTCGAGCCTCTTCTTTTGGTTTAGTTTCTAAGAACTGCACACTATCGCAAATAACTTCAACTACATATACTTTTTGACCTTGTGAATTGTCGTAACTGCGTGTTTGTATTCTACCCTCTACACCTACCAAACTGCCTTTAGAGCAGTATTGATTTACATTTTCGGCTAACTTGCGCCATACAACACAATTAATAAAATCTGCTTGTTGTTGTCCGTCTTTACTTGTAAAACTACGATTTACCGCAATCGTGAAAGAAGTAACCGCATCACCTTGTTGTGTTCTTCTTAATTCGGGGTCACGTGTCAACCTACCAACTAAAACACTTCTGTTTATCATCTGATCGTCACCGCCTCTTCTTGATAAAATTCCACTCCATCTATTGCAAAATTTCCTTGATACACTTTTGCAATATCATTCAATACCGACATATTGATTTCTCTAATCACTGTTGCGCCAATTTTAACGGGGACTTTATCAGCATCAACAATTCTTGCTTTCCATGTTTTTCTAATATGAGTACCTTTTAATTTTGGCACTTCCTTAACCACTTCCAATGAAATACCGTATTTTTCTTCTTCCTCTTCGATTCTTTTTTCTTGTTCAATTCTTTTAAGTTTAATTTTCTTCATGTAGTCGCCAATAGCATTTTTAATAACTGTTTTAGCATTTTCATACGGCTTTAATGCATCTTTTTCTTTTCCCAAAATTTCTTTTTTTTGTTTATCTAAATCTTGTTTTTGTGGTTTATATTTTGCTTTGATTTCCTTTATTTGTGTGTTTGAGTATTTAGCTAACTCATTTGCTAATTCAAGTTGATTATCGCTATTGATAACCAACGAGTTAACAGTATGTATTTGTAATTCTAATTGCTCTCTAGTTAATTCCATTTTGATTAGCTCCTTGTTGTTCCTTAAATTTTTTTATTAAACTTGCATATGTACTATTTAACTTGTCTATATCTTCTAAAGCTAACTCAGTTGTGTCTTGAGTTCGCAAACCCGAATATTTAAATACCAAATTACTTAGTTTCCCTCTAAAATCGATTCCTAATGTATCCATTTCGCATACTAGACTAGCATTAATCTTCATTACATTCGTTATATCTAATTGTGGCTTTATTTCTTGCGATTTAGTTTCTTGGATTGTCTTTTTATTCATTAAAAACCTAACATTTCCATTTTCATCAATTAATTCCAACTCAACAATTTTTTTATTTTCATACTCGATTTTTGAAACTGAAAGCTTTAAATAAGTTGATGGTTTTCTACCTTGCGATGCTTTTGTAACTTCATTGTCTCTAAGGTTAACAAAAATAAACGGTGCAGTGTACAACTCTCTACCAATTCCCCAGTTAACACAAGCCCTCTTAAATGCATCACTTGCTTGCCCCTTTTCTTTTTCGGTGTTACTTTCTACCCCAACATCTTGCTTACTGATCCATTGACCGCTGGCATCATCAAAAATAGACACAGTACAAAATAAATTGTTGTTAACGACTTCATGTTCTCTTTTCCATTTTAAACAACCAACCGTTTCATCAAGGATAGTCATATCGCATCGAGCATCTTTATATAACAAGAATATTGCATAATAGCCATTATCATTTTGTCTCACTCTTTGAACTCGCACATCAATTTCATCAGCTTTTAATTCTCTAAATTCCATTTTTACCCCTCCAGTTCTTTAATGATGTTTTGATAATCTTCTATGCCCTCTTGGATATCGTCCAACAGAGAGTTAAATACTTCTTTCAAATTTGTTGCTTTGTTGTTTCCGTAGCCGATATTTAATAAATCTTTAGAAATACTTGTCATGCAAGTTATTACATCGTCTACGGTTTCTTTATACTGTTCTAGATCGTAATACATTACTTGTAGTTCAGCTAATTTCTCATTAGCGTTTCTAAGTTCCATAAACCTTTTCATATCACTTTGACTAGCAGTATTTTTTAAAGCATATATATTTGCATCTTGTAATCTTGCTATATCGCTTGCTTGTTCTAGTTTCATTTTTATTTATTCCTTTCGTTATACATTTCTACTACCTTGTCACGATCCTTAGTTACAAGTTTTAGATTGCTTGTTAGATTTACGATTAAGCAACTTTGATAAATAGCTAATGCAATCGACATAGCTAACATAACAGTCAAAATCTTAATAAGTGTTTTATCTTTCATCCTCTCAACCCTTTCATTAGTCAAATTTAATTACCGCCCATACCCAAACAACGTCGAGAGGGCACATTTTTTTGGTTCTAGGGCACGTTTTGAAGTCGTTGGCATATTCCAACGCTTTTTCAGCTTTTCGCTCCACAGACGGCAAATACTGCCCTAAGTCGTATGCTATGTTGTTAATGTACTTCTCGTTATCGATACATTTATGTATTGCTTCTTTGATTTGCTCATAACTGTAACTAGCAAATCTTGGATACAGCATTTTTATATATTCGGGTGTAAAACCTTTGTTATAGTTCAAACCTAGAAATGTCATTGCTTTTGCGAATTCTTCAATCGACATTAGTAGAACTCATTAAAATCCATTGCAGAAGCTAAGTCTTTCGTTGTCTGCTGTTGTACTTTTCTAGGTTTATCCTGCTCTCGAGCAAGCCATCCGTTTGCAAACTTTAAAATTCCGCCCTTGGTTTTTCTGTTTCTAGGATTAGCATCAAGCCAACCACACATTTTCCTTAGCTGCTGCATAACATCTACGTTAGGATATAACTCCGACCATTTATCAACTTGCTTTTGTGTAATCGGGTAGTAAGTTTTATCGTTTAGTATAAATTCTATTACGGGTGGCTCTGTAGCAATTTCATTGCTCGGAGCATTATATATATCTTTAGTATTTAATTCTTTAGTATTTAATTCTTTAGTATTTAATTCTTTAGTATTTAATTGTGGCACGTTTTCTAGCGCTTGAATTTCTACATCTAGAATTTCAACCCCTAGATTTTCTACCTCTTGTTTTTCTATGTCTTGTTGTGGTTTTTCAAAAACATCATAAATGTACTCAATTCGACCCGTTTCCGTTTGGTTTGGCAACAGTTTTGTGACCTTTAAATAATTAAATTTTTTTAACTCGTCAAGCGCCCCTTTTACTGCTGTTTTGTTCTCTTTACAGATGGAAACAAGACCCTCTACCGAGTACTCCCAATCGTCTCTCAAACTAAGCATTAAACTTAACAATCCCTTTGCTTTAAGTGACATATTTTTTTCTTTCAAATGAGTGTTGCTCATTACTGTATAATCGCTACTTTTGTTCATTCTAATTATTGCCATTCAGCTACTCCTTTCTATAAAACCGTTTCAATAATTCCGCTTGTTAAAAACGCTATCAAGATCACTGCAATTACTATCGTCAGCACTCCTCGACCCGTTAAATTATCTATCCTCACTCTTGACACTTCCTCTTGCTTGGTTTATAATTTTGTTGTTTATTTTATATTTTTTGGCTTTAGGCGACTTTTGACGAGTCGTCTTTTTCTTTTCTAAATGCTAAAATTAATGCGGTTATTGATTCAAAGGAAATTCCATACTCCTTAACGATAATATCTATCGGGATTTCAGCAGTTTTATATTTCAAGTTATATTTATCTTTTAAGTTTCTAATCATCGCATATAAGGTGTTATTCGTTCTTTCTGGGAAAATAAGAGATAGTATTTTAACATTCAGCATACTCAATCACCTCTTTGCTCTCGAATTTTTTGCTGTTTTCCAACATCTGCATCGCTCTATGCATATAGCTATTTTTGGTTTCTTGAATTTCGCTTTTTAACGTACATGCATAGTATCCGCCTTTGCTTCCACTAACACTCCCTATAAAGTATTTAAAATCAGGATTAAACCTTATATTTTCAATGATTTTTCGCATTGCCTTGTCACTTTTAATTTGTGGAAAATAAACCCTTAATTGACGATTTTTAACCATGTTTTCTTTCCCGACATGATTAGTTACAATAAAGTTGTATACCTGCTCTTCAATATACATTTTTAACGCTCCTTTCTCTTTTTTATCCAGTTAAATAACGCTGAACCTACGCAGTAAATAAACGTTGCAACGATAAACACTAGAAACAATAAATCTCCTAAATTAAGAACTATTTTGAACATTAAATTCCCCCCTTTTCTTTTTTATTAAATAAGATTTAAGCACTTAAGTACCTTTAGTATTAAGTGAACTTGTGACTCAGAAGAAATAGACATCTCAAGATCAATTAAAGCTAATTCATCATATTGATCTTGATTAAGTTCGATTCCGAGTTCTTTTTTTATACTTTCAATAGTTATTAGTTCTTTCATGTTTCCTCCGTTTTTTATGGTATAATCCCTTAAGAAAGGAGGGATTTTGTATGTTTTACTTGATTACTCAATATAAAATTCTTAAATTTTGTCTGTTCTACTGGATAAAAGAGAAACAGCCAAAAGAATCAAGTTTAAACGTAAAATTAGATTATCTCTACAAGAAATTGCGTTTGCCTAAAAAGTCTATATATTACCACGTCATGACCTTATCAGAATGCGGATATCTAAATCATATTTATGAAAAAGACAATTCACATAGTTTTAAACCTACTAAAGATGGTTGGCATTACTATTTAAATCTCAAATCAAAACTATGGAGAATAGCATTCGATTGCATATGGGCAATTATTCTTGTTGTGATTGGCTTTCTAATAGGCGTTTAGTAACATATGCTCTTTTTATGCATTTGGCTTCTTCCTCACTAATACACCCATATGTTTCGATAATGGTTTGAATCTGATCTTTCGTTAGTTGCATAGGTTCAAACCTTTTTATTACTGTATTGATAACTGCTTGTTTTTGTTTATCTGGTTGACTCATCCATTCGGATAAACATTCAAAAAATAATGATATAAATTCTCTTCTCTTTTTAGAAAAACGTTTACTATCTAACTTTTCAAAAGTTTGATGCAACTTAGGCGAAAGTTCTAATATCTTCCACGGACTGATGCTATCGTAATTAAATTCAACATTGTTAATGTCAAACTTTTCTATTTCTTCCATAATTTCTTTTTTATTCATAACTTACTCATTTCTTATTTCTTCAACCTCACTATTTGTGTGGTAATCTTGCAAAAAAATATCGCCTATATCCACTCCTAAAATATCGGCAATAACTTCCATCTTATGGCAACTAACTCTTGATGGATATTTCTCAATAATTATATATCTTTGTCGTGAAACGCCTAGTTTATCAGCCATATTTTGTTGGGTTAAATTTCTTCTTGCCCTAATTTCTTTTAATGTATATTTCAAGTTATCACCTCCTGACACAAATATATTACCACACATTTTGTGTAGTGTCAATATATTTGTTACAAAATGTGTGGTTTTTTATTTACATTTTGTGATGTTACATATATAATTAAAGATGTGATGGAGGTGATAATATGAGTTTTGTTGGTAAAAATATAAGATATTTAAGAAAAAATAAAAAAATGTCTCAGCCTGATTTAGCTAAAAAGCTTAATAAATCAGCGTCCGCTATCCAAATGTGGGAAACAAATTATCGATCACCAACAATGGGAACAATTCAACAACTTGCTGATATATTTGATATACCTATAAATGATTTAGTAAATATTGATTTAGAAAACAGTCAAACAGTTGATAAAAGTACTTATTATGGAGACTACGACGAGGTAGTGGAATATCTTAAAGATAATCCCGAGCATCTTGACGTATATAAGAGAATTTTAAACGACGATCATTTTGCATTACTGTTCGACAAAACAAAAGACCTAACACCAGAAGAAATAGACGTTATCATTAGCGTTATTATTGGGCTACAAAACGGGAGAAGATAATATTTGGAGGGATAAAGTAATGGAGGTTGACGAATTATTAAAAATGAATTTTGAGGATTTTTGTCGTTTCAACAATATAATTATAAGTTTTAGCGACATTTTGCCTAATAAATTGAAAGGAATGTGCGTGCATACAACCGAATATTATGAAATTGTAATAAACAGCAAACAAGCTATCAATATTCAAAAAGAAGCCTTATTGCATGAGTTAGCGCATGTTTTAAAAAACCACTTTGCTCATGATTGCAATTTGACTGCTGAAGAATGTGATAAAGAAGTTGAAAAACTTATTGATAAATTTAAATTTGAAATTGGTACATGTTTTGATTTATCAATGTTTTAGAAATTAACCGATAAACACACATTAGGTGTTTATATAAATAATATATGGGAGGAAAGAATAAATGAAGAAGTTTAAAGAGTTTTGGAGAAAAGGAATTAAACAGAAAGCTATAGTAATAGGAATATTTTTAATACTTTTACTTGCTGGAGCAATAATTGGATCGCAACAAGGCACAACTAATATCGATTATGGATTTTCATCAAGTGAAGATTTAAAACTTGAAATAGCAGAGCACAACAATGATAATGCTATAACAGAAATTATTAATAAAGCAAAAAAAGAACAAGATGGCGCATCAAAAAAGGATATTGAAAAAACAATTAATGATGGATTATATTTTATCAAGACCAATGTAGATAATTTGACCGTTGATAATACAACAATGGAAAAAACAATGTATTATGGATATTATATTTATAATTATATTGAAAACAATTCTAATACAGAAAATGTTGGCGAATTAAACGATAAAGACAAAGCAGTTTATAATATTGGATATTATGCATTTACATACGTTAAATATCCGTATCGCAACGCTGATGGAGCCCGTACAAATAACTTAGAAATAATTAAAGAAAATCTAGCAAAAATATAAAAAAGACCACTGCTCATAGCGGTGGTCCATAACGTAAAGTACAACTCTTAAATGTCCTTTTACGTGCTTAATTATAACATTTGAACACGTCTAAGGCAAGCAAAGAAAGGACGTGTTTTTATTATGGCAAAGGAATACAAAATCAAAGAACTTAAAAACGGTGAAAGAAGATATGTATTCGATGTGAATATAGGCTATAGAGCGGACGGCAGCAGAATTAGAAAAACTGTTACATCCAAAACTATAAAAGACGGTAGAAAAAAAGTAGCTGAACTATTGCTAGATAGGACTAATCAAGTCGTTGTAGCCAAAGGACTACTTTTTAAAGATTTATATGATGCATATATTGCCGATTATAAAAATAAAGGACGCTCCCCCTCTACCGTTCGTAATATTGCTTTTTCTTATAGAAAAAAATATGCAAGATTTGAGAACGTAAGAATCACAAAAATAAATGATTATGATTTAATTGAATGGATTGAAGATTTAAAAAAAGATTTATCACCTAATACGGTTAGAATTCGTGAGGGAGCATTAAGTGCATTCTTTAATTGGTGTATAAGAAAAAAGGCGCTTGATCGAAACCCCTTTGTTTATATTGATAAAACTAAAACAACCAAGCCTAAACTTGAATTTTGGAACGAGGCACAGTTTAATCAATTTATTTCAAATGTTTCGAACAAAAAACACAAGATTGCTTTTTGCACCCTATTTTATACTGGATTGCGAAAGGGAGAATTTTGCGGACTTGGCCTATCCGATTTAGACGAAGATAAAAATGAATTGCATTTATCACATACAGTAAAAAATACTAGCAATGGTCTTGTTGTGTCTACAGAGTTTAAAAATGAGCAATCGCGACGAATAGTACCAATTCCCGATTGGTTGACTCCAAATTTAAAAGAAGTCTTAAAAAGCGAGGAATACCCCTACAGAGAGTATTATACATATTTAAACGTTTTGTTATCTAGATACAATGACCCTGCTCTGCCAAAAATAAGTATACACGGTTTTAGGCATAGCTATATATCTATGTTAATACATGCTAATGTTAATCATTATACTGTTTCTAAAATAGCGGGACATAGCAAAACAAGTACAACCCTAGATATCTATGGTCACCTTTATCCCGACGAACGTAGACAAGTAACAACAATTTTTAGTGAAAGAAAAAAGGTACTCGAATGAGTACCTTAGAAAGCATTTGGGAGTAAAAAGGAGTAAAATCCTCTCAAAACCCTTACGAACTATACAATGATAATTATAATGGCTA